TTTGGTGCAGAGTTAGGACAGCAAAGACGTATGCAACAAGCTGCATTAGAGCAACAAAGACAGTTAGCTGGTTTAGATATTGCTGGCAGAGCTGCATTAACACAGCCACAATTAGAGATGCAGGCGCGTGCGCAGAGAGCAGGTTTGCTAGGTGGATTGGCAGGACAACAAGTTCAAGGTCTTGGTTTGCTAAGTGGTATAGGCGCACAACAACAAGCACTACAGCAAAGAGCTATAGATGCACAAAGAGGCGAATTTGCAAGAGCATTGGCTTATCCACAACAACAAATTAGTTTATTACAAGCTGGTTTAGGAACACCACTAATAAGTCAAACAACAACTGGAAGTAAGAGTACGGGGGCTGGAGATATATTAGGAGCAATTGCTGGACTTGGTGGCTCTATGGCATTAGGTGGTATAAATCCATTTAGTATGTTTGGTTCTGGAGCGGGTGCAGGTACAGGTGCTGCTGTTACAGCAGGTGGTGGCAGAGGATATTTTTCTGATGAAAGGTTAAAAGAAAACATTAAATCAATAGGCACATCTGAAAATGGACACAAACTATATACTTGGGATTGGAATGATAAAGCTAAAGAGCTTGGTATAAACGATCCAACAATAGGTGTGATAGCGCAAGAAGTTATGAAGTATATGCCAGAGGCCGTTAGCAAAAATACTAATGGTTACTACATGGTTAATTATGGAGTTCTATAATGGCAGGAGGAATACCAACAACAAATTTACAAGTACCAACAACACCACAACCAACAGCTACTCCATACAATAGGCAGCAACAAATTGGTTTAGCTTTAAGCGCATTGTCAGACGTATTTGCAAAAAGAGATCCTATAGCTGGTACTATGCAAAGACAGGCTTTTTTACAAGCACAAAAACAAAAAGAAGAACAACAAAAATTATTACAAGAACTTGCGCAAGACCCAAGATATGCTGGTATGGTTAGATTATATCAAGCTGGTTTAGACCCTCGTATGTTTGCTGGTGCTGGCGGTGAAAGAAAAATAAGAGAAGATTATAAAGGAATACCGAGATATGTTGATACGGGAGAAAGAGTTTTTCCTGGCGTTGAAATATTAGAAGATAAATCAGGCGATACGGAGTTTGAAAGAAATATTGCAGAGCTTACTAGATTAAAAAGCATACCTGCAAATCAATTAACCGAAACAGATAAAAGAAATATAAAAATATATGAAAATAAATTACTAAAAACAACTGCACCAAAAATTTATCAAGTGGTTGGACCAAATAATGAAAGAGCAGGTTTAGCAACGTACGAAGAGTTCACACAAGGTCAAGCTACTGGCATATATCCAAAGGGCAGCACAATAGTTAATATACCAACAGGAACAGAAGCTCCAAAAGCTCCAAAACCAGAAGTCTTTAGTGGAGAAAACAAGCCTTTTGCTGATAAATGGCAAGCTACATCTATTTTGCAACAAAATTTACAAAATTATACTGATGAACTACAAAAAATGGATGAGGCTGCATTAACTGGTGTGGGAGCTGGTGCAAAATTCGCTAATAGCCTAATACAAAATACAAAAGGATTTTTAAACCTAGCAAGTAATGATACAAAATCTTTCTATGATGATGCAGTTGCTAAAGATTCTTACACTACTTTAGAAGGTACTGATTTTACACAAAGACTACAAAACGTATCAAATCAATTTGGTGTAAACGAATCGCAAGTTAGGGATTTGGCATATTTATTTGCAGCAGCAAGAGGACAAGAAGGAAGAGGTCTTTCTGACAAAGACTATGAAAATGCTTTACAAATAGTTTCTGGCGGTGTTGGTAAACAAGGTAAAATTGCAGTGATAGAAAGCGTTTACAACAGACTAGGAAGTGAAATTAGTAATGCGGTAGATGCAAGGATTAGAACCTTACAATATTTGAAAGAAAATTCTCCAGAAAGTGAAGCATCATATTTTGATAGACAACTTTTACAATTAAATGCTTTAAAAGAAGCTACTCCATTTAATCCATTTATTAATCCTTTAAAGCAAGAAGATTTATTACTTGATCCGTTTGGTTTAAGAACAGGAACATAAAATGGCTATAAATATAGATGAAGTCAGAAAACAAAATATAGACTACAAAGAGCTAACAGATAAGGAAATTTTAGATTTAATACATACACAGTATTATTCTGATATGCCTAAACAAGAGTTTTATAACAGAGCTGGTTACGGGCAAGAAGTAAAACCACCACTTACAAGAAAGGAAAAGGCAAAAGATATTGGAATGTCTATAGCATCTGGTATTTATAGGGGTGCAACCATGATACCTGGTATGGTTGGTGATATAGAGCAAATGGGTAAAGTAATACCTGGTGGTGTTGGCGAGTTTTTAACAAAACCAAGAATAGGTGAAAAACCTGTACAAGTATTTCCTACATCAAAAGATATTAGAACAGGTGTAGAAGCTTTAATGCCTTTTTTAGAACCACTTGGTAGATACCAACCACAAACAACTTTGGGAGGATATCTTCAAACAATTGGTGAATTTGCTACACCAGGTTTTTTAGGAAAAACACCAGCTGCGGTAAAAACAGGTGTTGGTTTAGGTGCTGGTGGTGGAGCTGTTTATGAAACTGTTGAACAACTTACAGATAGTCCAGGTGCTGCTACAGCGGTAACTATACCATCAATGATTGCAGGTGGTTTTTTTGCAGGCCCATCAAAAGCTGCCACTTTAGCAGAAAGAGCTACCGCAGGACTTGAACCAAAACAAATACAAGACGCTATAGATTTAGAAGAAGCTGCAAGAGTTGCTGGAATTAAATTATTACCAGGTGAAACCCTTGATGATAAAATGGTTACACAATTAGTTGAAGATATTTTAAAAACAGACCAAGGATCTGCTTATATTTATGAAGCTATTAAAAATAGACCAAAAGAAGTTTTAAATTTATCACAAAAACAAGCTAGTAAAATTGCAGATGTGCCTGAAAGTCAAAGAAAGGTTTTTGAGTTAATAAAAGATACAGCTTCAGACGTTATAAAACAAGCAAAAATAACAAGAACATCAGAGTCTTTTAAAGCTGGTTATGGAGTTTCAAATGATGCAGTTTTAAATCCTGAACAAGTTTTAAGGGTTATTAATAATATTGATGATGTTATAAGAACACAAACAGCACCCAATAGTCCTAACAGAGCAAAACTTTTACAAATTAGAAAACAGCTAGTTGAAAAAGAAGTTAAAGTAAAAGGACAAAAAGAAAAAGTAATTATACCTGTTACAAATATAAATAAACTTGACAGCACATTTAAGCAATATAGAGATGCGGTAAATAACTCAAATAAAGACATTGTGGTTAGTGGTGAAAGATTTATAGAAAAGGACTTGCGTAATAAATTATTTAACCAAGACCAAACTGGTATTCTTGATGACCTTAATTTTCAAATGAATACTAATCCAAATTACAAGTTGGCAAATCAAAAATATGAAGAATTATCTAAAGATTTGGTAAATGTTGTTGAAAAAAATATATTACCGTTATCAAAAAAAAATATAACCTTGGGAACGGTCAAAAAACTCATATTTAATCCTGAAACAGCAACTGTTGATGATATTAATACTACATTAAAAATTTTAAAAGAAAACAATCCAGAAGCAGTAATACAAATAGGAAATATATATTTAAGAAATGCTATTAATAAGGGCATGCAGTTAAAAAAACAAAATGTTGATTTAACACAGGGTTTTAGCATATCTAAAGCTATTGCACCAACACCAGATGCAAGAAGAAATTTATTAGCTGTTATAGATAATGTTGCAGATGCACACGGTTTAACAGGAAAAGACAAAACTTTATTCAAAGTAGGTTTTGAAAATATGTTAGATATTTTTAGTAGAATGGGTACTATAAGTAATATAAATAAACCAGGTTTTGACGTACAAGGTTTAGCAGCAAAAACTATAGCAAGAGATATAGCTATGGCAAAAACTTTTAATCCAGCAGTTAGATTATCAACAAAGTATAGTGAATTAAAAGCTGGTAATGCGTTTGATGTTTTAGGAAGAATAATTGCTAATCCAGAATCTACAAGATTATTGGTAGAACTTGGAAGAACAAACCCAAAATCAAAATCAGCTATTATAAGAACAGTAGGTATTATAGACACGGTTGCACCAATAGCAGAAAGACAAGAAGAGTCACCTTTTATACTACAACCAACGACCCAATAACCCCATGCCACGCCAATCGGAAAGAATTGGCCGCTCTGGAGAATACTTAGTAGCCTCGCTACTTTCTTTATACGCTGATACTGTGGTTATCGTTCCACATAGCGCAGAAGCAGACATTATCTTTGACGTTGACCACACGCTATACAAGTGCCAGGTTAAAACACAATCTAAAATAAGAAACCATAGAGTGTCATGGGAATATGACTTTAGGCGTGGTTCGTTTACCAAGAAAAGACATTATGAAAAAGAGGCAATAGATGTTTATGCTATGGTTGCGCTTGAACCACAAAAAGTTATGTTTACTTTTCCAGACGGCAGTAAACAGAAAACAATCAAAGACGAAGAGATGCAAGCGACTGACTCGCTAACCAACGTCAAAAATCTATTTAAAGAGCTTCAATGTCAAAACACACTTTAGGTTCTTTGTAATGTTTAACAGAGTTCATACCTAAAGATATTAGATATTCAGCCACTTCATGTGGCTTTTTATTCTCGTTCTTACAAAACTCCTTAAAGTCTTTAACAAGATGTTTGTTCACATATATAGGTTTTCTTCCGTTTCTTTCATTTAAGATTCGATCATCAAACTCATATAAGTTCATGTTTACCTCCTTGGTAAATCCCTACAACTCCTCATAATATTTAATCAATTCGTTTAAATACCATTGGCACTTTTTCAAATCTTGGATATTTTCTTCTTTATCCTTATGTCTAT